CGGAGGGGGCGGGTCGCAAGGCTCGCCCCGAATCCTTCATGGCGATTCGTCGGATCAAACAGATCAGTGAGACCTACACGTTTGACAACGTGCTCATTGATATTGTGAATGATTTGACGAAGGCGCACGCAGATTTTGCCGTGTCTGAGAAGAACAGGGTGATGAAGCGCCCTGTGAAGCGCCCCAGCAAGGTGAAAGTGTTTGTCGGTGGTCGTGAAGGTGCCGATGAGCATACCGTAAAGCCGGGCGAGAAGATCGAATATCAGTTCGACTACCTCAAGAGCATCGTGCTGGATGCCCATAAGCGCCTGCGTGCGAACAGTCCGATTCACCGAGGTCCGACGAAAGCATGGGGGACCACGCCGGATCGATACGTCTACCGGGACTCCCACATCATATTCATCGACGGTCAGATGTACGATGACCCCAGTTTAATCCCGGACACTGCCGGTGAAGTGATCATCACCAACCTCATGCCCTACGCTCGCATGGTTGAGCTTCGTGGTTGGGGTAAGTCGGGCGGCACATCATTCCGCGCCCCATACCACACCTATGAACTCACTGCTGCCGAACTGAAGCGATACAGCAACTTCATCAACATCAAATTCACCTTCGTGGACATGCCGGGGTTTGCCGCAGGTAAGACGGCAACCAAGAGCGATCAGTCTCGATCTATCCGATATCCTGCATTGATCATCACTCCACGTTGAGGTATCTATTGACACTCAACATTGCTTAGGGAGCAATACGATGACTTTTGATCTGAACAAACTTGATGTGGTCACTCGCGCTAATGAAGGTGCGAAATGTATTATCCGTGACCCGTCCACCGGCGAGGATACCACTGCCCACCTGATCCTGGCTGGTATGGACAGCACCTCGTATAAGCAGGCGCAGCACAAGATCGCCAATGCTCGCATCAACCGCAAGAGCTCCGCCCGCATCACCATCGAGGAGATCGAACTGGAGCAGATCGGCGTCCTCGTGGAATGCACGCTCGGCTGGGGTGGCATGGTGCTGGATGGTCTTGAGCTGCCGTTCGACCGTGCCACGGTTCGCAGCATGTACGAGAAGTTCCCCACCGTGCGCGAGCAGGCCGAACAGTTCATTTCTGACCGGGGCAACTACCTCCGGGACTGATTTCCGCCCTGTTTGCCTTTGCGGAGAACCAGTTCGCGCTGGATACTCCGCAAGGTGACGGGGCTACGCTTCGTGCGCACTTAGAATCTGCCGCTCGTCAGAATATTCCGCAACCTCGTCTACTCGGGCCAGAGTGTCCACAATGTGCGGAGCATTGGTGGCGATGGTACACAGAGTTGGGAATGGGCAGGACGGGTAATGGTTTTGGTCCAAACCCAATAGGGTGGACTGAAATGCGGGATTGGTCTATCTTGACCGCGACTCCGCTCTCCCCGTTTGATGTGGAGGTTCTGCGTGGTCTCGATGGTCTCTATCTGACTGCTTACGCGAACCGCCCGAAGCCGCAAGGTGCCTGACCATGGCTGACAATACCTTCATCACCCGTATGGTCATCGAGTCGGTCGGTCTTGATGCGTACATCACTCAAATGCGTGCTGCCGGTAAGACCCAGCAGGAGATCAAGCAGTTCGAGAAAGAGTATGCCGCCGCTCGAAAAGAAAGTGCCCGTGCTCAGGCAGCAGAGGCCAGGGCAGCCGAGGATGCCGCTAACAAGGCAGTCGTTGCCATCAAGGGTCGGAACGCTGCTCAGGAGGAGTTGAACAACGCCCTGAGGTCGGGTCGCGATCTTGGCAGGGGTACGTCCTTTGCTCAGATGCTGGGTCAGGACATCAACACCTCACAATTCGCTAAGTATCAGTCCGAGGTGTCTCGCGTCACCAAGCAGATGAGGGACGCAACGTCACCCGCCGAAATCCAGGCTTATGAGACCCGTCTGTCTTCAATCGCTCAGAAGTACGGTCAGATCAACGTCGAGGTCGCGAGACTCGCTGGAATCAGCCGCGAGACGTTCGTGAAAGGCATCTCTGCCGAGCAGTATGTGGCGATCTCCAATGCGGTGCAGAAACTCAAAGAGCAGGCCATCGCCGCCAGCCCTGCGGTCGCCGCCGTGTTTGATCGCCCCGAGTCGGCAATCAAGAAGTTTGCCGATCTCATCCGTCAGACCGAGACGCCGATGGAGAGTTTGCAGCGCAAGATGCGTGAACTCTCCGCCATGTCCACTTACATCCGTTCGACCGATGAGGCTACCGCTTACACTCGCGCCATTCGCTCCACCTCCGAGGCTATCCAGAAGCTGCGTGCGGATCAGGCTGGTGTTGTTGCGACGAGTGCCACGGATAAGCTGACGGAGGCTCAGAAGCGTTTCGAGCAGATCGTCCAGCAGACCTTGACCCCTGTGGAGAAACTGAAGCAGCAGCTTCGTGATCTTCAGACATTCAAGTCGAATTTGCCTGACGAGTTCAAGGCGACTGATCAGCAGGCTCAGGCGCTACATCGGCGGTTCGTTGACCTGAACGCTCAGTTGAGGGAACTCAACAAGCCTGTCGATGCCAAAGCGCCATTCCAGGCGCTGATGAGGCAGTACGACCCTCAGTTCGCCGTGCAGCAGCGTGACGCCCGTTCCGCTCAGATCATGGCCGGTGTTGGTGCCGGTGCCTATGACCTCGCCACAGCAGAGCGCATGAACAAGGCTCTCATGGCACAGGCGGGACATCTCAATGAGGTGTCCATCAAGGGCAGGTATAGCACGAACCAGTTGGTGCAGTTCACCGCTGCGGCTCGTAACACCGCTGAGTCGCTTGCATCCGGCATGTCGGCGTCCACCGTGGCAATGACCCAAGGTATGCAAATCCTGGGCGCTGTGGTGGGTGAGAACATTGGTCTGATGATCGGTCTCGGTGCCGCTGTTCTCGCCCTCTCTCCCGTGATCATCGGGTTGATGCGTGCAATGGACGTTGAAGCTCGTACCCGTCAATTCGAGTCGTCCATCCGGGTCATGGGTCGATCCTCCGATGAGACTGCCGGTCAGATGTTCAAGTTGTCGGAAGCGATGCGCGAGATGGGTGCGTCTCGCGGTGAGAGCTTGGACGCTGTGCAGGCGCTGATGAAGGTAGCCGGTCTTGATACCACCAATCTTGAACGCGCCGCGAAGTTGTCAGTTGACTTCAGTGCTGCGTTCGGCGGTGACGTTGCGAAATCGTCCGAAAAGCTCGTGTCGCTGCTGAATAATGTCAGTGGTGCTGCTGACGAGGTTGCCAAGACTTACCGGGGGAGCATGTCCCCTGCAACTCAACAACTCATCAAAGACCTTGACGCTCAAGGTAGGTCTTCCGACGCAGCGGGTCTGTTGCTGGATTCTCTGACGAAACGGTTCGCGGGTGAACACAGTCGTTCGATCTCGACTTTGCAGAAAGACATGCACGGTCTTTCCGAGTCGTGGAATGATTTTGCCGATTCCATTGCGAACACCGGCGCAATCTCAGCAGCCAGTTCGACCTTGAATGGTCTGGCTGACGCGATGAACTTGGTCGCGATGGCTGCAAATGCTATGTCGAATGACCCGATGAAAAACATCAAGGGTCTTGAGATGCAGTTGGAACGTGAGAACAAGGTTCTTGCTGGTCAGCCGTCTGGTAAATTGCTCGATTCGACTCAACTGCGTATCGCTAAACTGTCGAAGGAACTCGCTGATCTTCGGTCGTCCAACGGGATTTCAATCCCCACCAGCACTGCTGGTGGTGCCGGTGGTGGAAGCGCCGCCGCGAGTGGATCGTCATTTGACATCACGAGACTCGCCGCTCTCAGGACATCCCTTGATCAGACCGCCGAGTCTGAGCGCGGATTGCGCAATTCGATTGGTCTGGTTGTCGAGGCGTTCGACAAGAAGGCAATTGGTCTCGACGAGTACATTGACAAATTGTCGAAACTGAGCGCCCAACTCGCCAATGTCATGACACCTCTTGAGCGTGTCCAGCAGACTCTTGGTGATGAGAAATCTATTGCCGCACTGCCGCAGTCGCAACGTGCCTCCGCGAGAGCGCGTATGTCAGCGTTCCGCGCAGCCGCTGATCGTCCCACGGCGGGTCAGGAAGGCGATATTGCGTTCCAGACGGCAGAGGTGCAGCGTTTCGCCGCTGTGGGTGATGCGGCCAACGCATTGTCCCGACAAGTCAAAGCCGAACGGGAACTCGCCGCCGCCGCCCTCAGTGGTGCCAAGGCCATGTCCATCGCCCGTGCCGAGGCTGCTTATCGTGAGGCTGAGGCTCAGGGTCAAAATAAGACCCTCGCCTACACAGCATCTCTGGAGAAAGACCGCAGCGCGGCGATGCAGCAACTGAATACCGAGTTGCAGGCCGCTGCTGTTGTTGAGGAGACTGCTGCGCGTGCCAAGCAGGTCGGCCTGGATCAAGCCACCGTGGAGATGAAGGTCAAGTACGGTCTGATCGAAAGTGCTGAGAAATACATCAAGCTGCAGGCACTCCAGGCGCAAGCACAGCGTCGTCTCAATGAGGAGAACCAACGCTCCGTCGCGGTGCAGTTAGACATGCTCTCGGCTGAGAATGATAACCTGTCCGCGTCGGAGCGTGCGTATCAGCAGGCAGTCCGTCTCGCCAAGGCTCGGGAAGCAGCGGGGGTTATTGATGTCACCCGGCGCGATATCGAGGTCGGCAACGCCGCTGATCAGCGTCGTCTGAGCAACGCCCAATATGCTGCTGACCTTCGCAAGCAGATGAATCCTGAACTGGTCAGGAGCAACGCCATTGCTGACCTCCAGGCGTCGGGCGCGTCTGGTGCTGATTACACCACCAAGCTGGAAGAAATCCGCAAGACCTACGAGCAGAACGTCATCGCTCGTAAGGAACTTGAGACGGATTGGGCGTCTGGTGCTGAACGGGCGTGGTTGAAGTACGGTCAGTCCGTGGGTACTGTGGCCGATCAGACCGAGCGCGTCATGACCAACGCATTCAAGACCATGGAAGATGCCATGGTCGAGTTTGCCATGACGGGTGAATTGTCCGTCGAGAAGATGATCAATAGCATCATTGCCGATCTCGTTCGGATGCAGATTCAGATGAGCATTATGATCCCGCTCAAGAATGCGATGCAGGAGATGGGTGGGTTTGGCGGCATGTTCAGTGGTCTGTTCGGTGGTTCTGAACCCCCGATGCCGTCAGCCGCACCTGTTGGTCAGGTCACCATGACCCCTCTCGCCAACGCCCACGGCAATGTGTTTCCTTTCGCCAAGGGTGGTGTGGTCAATGGTCTGACCCCGTTCCGCTTCGGCCAGGGTGGGGCGATGTCGGGTATCATGGGTGAGGCTGGTCCCGAGGCGATTGTCCCACTCACGCGCACGCCACAGGGTGACCTGGGCATTCGTAGCTCTGGTGGTGGTGCCCAGGTCAAGGTCGAGGTGATCGACCAGCGTGGGGCGGGTGCTGCACCCATTGACGTTGAGACTCAGATGGGTGCGTTCGGTCCCATCGTGCGCATCATCGCCCGTGACGAAGCGAACAAGGCGGTTGCCGGATATGCGAAGGGTGGTGGGTTGACGAACCAGTTGAGGCAGGATTACAACCTGCGTCAGCCTGCTGTAAACAGGGGTTAAGGGCATGGCTGTCTGGCCTGTCACACTCATTCAGCAACCCGTCGCCAGCGGATACGAGGAGACGTATCTGGAGAGCGCGATCCATTCCGGTATGTCGGTGGGGCGTAAGAATCGCCTGCGTGACCCGTCTGTGCTCAAGACCTACAATATCAAAGTCCCCGTGGACGACGATGGTAAAGACACCGTGTTCGGCTTCTGGTCTACGACGCTGCATAACGGGACTGATGCCTTTGACTGGGTGAAGTTCGACGACGGTGTGACCGCTCACTCGTACAAGATGCTGAGTGATCCCGACATCACCCCCGTCATCAACGGTGTGTGGCACGTATCGCTCAAACTCATCGACGCGGAACCCCAGCGCGTCATCGACACCACAATCGTTCCCGCAGCAGCATCCTGGCCGGGTGCGCTGCCGCTCTACGCGAACGTCTCTGGATGGAAAGAGACGTGGAACGGTTACGCGCTGCGTTCCGGTCTGATGACGGGTAAGACGGGGCGGGCGAGGGGGTCGTTCACCGAGAAGCGTTACAGCCTGTCCATGATGATCACGCTCGCTCAGAAGGCGACGTTCGAGGCTTGGTACGAAGACGATCTGGTGCTTGGGTCATTACCGTTCACGCATACTGGTCTCGGCAGTGGGCGCTACGTTATGCTTGCCCCACCTAAGTTCAGCGGGTTGGGTGCTGGTCTGTTTACGCTCAGTCTGGAACTGGTGACGCTATGACCCTCTCTGCCACAGCTATCCACGAAGCTTTCGCCGAGCATTCACAGGTTGCTTGGTACATCCTGCTCGACATCGAGCATACTGCGCTGACGGGACCGATGAGGTTCGTCAATTCGCAATCTGATGTGGTCAGTAACGGCAACACGTACAGCAGTTTTCCGTTCGAGATCGTGCTTCCCGACGCTGATGGTGAGAACCCTCAGAAGGCCATGTTGCGCATCGACAATATCAGCCGTCTCGTCTACCAGGAGGTTTGGGCGCTCGATCCGTCTCCCACTGTGACGATCAGCGTGTGCCTCAGCAGCCAGCCCGATGTGATCGAGTACCAGACCGGGCGGCTGTACCTCAACCAAGTGACCGCCGATGAGATGGTGCTGGAGGGCGACTTGACCCCGTTGCAGTACAGTCGCGAGTCATGGCCCGGTGCTGTCGTCAACCCCGCTCGCTTTCCGGGACTGTGGTAATGAGCATTCCTCCCGAATGGGCCAACAAATACATCGGCATCAGGTACGAACCGCACGGGCATTCCGAGACCGCTGCTGATTGCTGGTATTTCCTGTGCATGGTGATGAAGGGTCAGTTCGGTAAAGATGTGCCTACATATGTAGGTACGTCGTATGTGACGGAAGATGACAGGGAACGCATCGCTCGCTTCATGGCGGAACACAAGGATGAGACGTGGAAGCGCATTGATCCTGATGATGCGCAACCCGGCGACTGCATCCTGTTCAACATGCTTGGCTATCCCATCCACGTTGGGGTAGTATGCGCTCCGGGACTCTTCCTACACTGTGAACGGGGATGCAACTCCTGTGTTGAGCGATATCACTCAGGACCGTGGAAGCGTCGTATCGAGGGCTTCTACAGGCTCCGTTAACGTCATCTGTCATCCCCGCATGTTCCGGGACGAGCGTATCACCGGATCAATCCCCTGCGGTTGGACCGTGGACCAGATCATCGGTCAGATGGTCGTCGAACACGCGATTCACCCCGGCATCATCCCGGCACTCCGCGTCTCGCTCTGGTCCGAGAAGACCAAGCGTGAGACGTTCATCCCTTACGCGCAGTGGCGGCATGTGCGCCCCAAGGCGGGCTGCTCGCTGCGTGTTCACGCCGTGCCCATGGGTGGCGGGGGTGGTGGGGGCGGTAAGTCTCCCCTGAAGATGATCGCCATGCTGGCCGTCGTCGTGGTAGCCGCTTATGCTGCGCCAGTTCTTGCTGGAATGCTACCTGGAGCCATGGCTGCTGGGCCGACACTGGCGGGTGCCGCAGGCTATCTGACCACGTTTGGTACTGTCGCCAGCGCCCTGATTGGTGGCGCTATCACCATGGTCGGTAATGCGCTGATCAACGCCGTCATCCCCACCAGCAGCGCGGCGGATCGTTCCAACGACTCAAGCGGGTCATACGGAACGTCGTTGTCGTCCCCCACGTATAGCATCATGGGTGTGCGCAATCGGGCGAATCCGTTCGGTGTGGTGCCCAAGATTTATGGTCGTCGTCGCGTCTATCCGATGCTGGCTGCGAACACCTACACCGAGACACAGGGGTCGGATCAATATTTCCGCGCTCTGTTCTGCTTCGGGTACGGACCTCTCGACATCACCGACATCAAGATCGGTGAGACCAGCATCGACGACTTCACCGATGTGGAATACGAGGTTCGCCAGGGCTACGACAACGACGCGCAAACCACGCTGTTCACCAAGTCGGTAGGTGAAGATTCGCTCAACATCCATTTGACACAGGTAGGTAGTTGGGCAACCCGCACCACGCGGGCCAATTGCGACGAGATCACCGTCGATGTGAACCTCCCCCGTGGTCTGACCAAGTTCAACTCGGGTGGCGGGCGTTCCGAGCAATCCGTATCGCTCTCGGTTGAATACAGTCCCGTGGGTGCCGGTTCCTGGACAAGCGCCGGGACCATCGCGCTCACCGACAACAGCACCAGCGCGGTTCGCGGGACGCTGCGGTGGACCGTTACCAACGGTCAGTACGATGTCCGCATCAAGCGCGACACTGCCGACAGCACCGACGACACCATCATCAACGCCACGTACTGGTCCACGTTGCGCTCGATCACCTCTGAATATCCGATCAATATGACCGGGTTGGCGCTGCTGGCGGTGCGCATCAAAGCAACCGAGCAGTTGAACGGTGCTATCGAGACGCTGAACGCCGTCTGCACCTCGCTGCTTCCCATCTGGAACGGATCAACCTGGAGCGCCCCGACCGCTACCCGCAACCCGGCGTGGGCATGGTGCGACGTTCTGCGTGGTGCCGCCAACAACCGCCCTACCGATGATGACGATATCGACCTTGCGGGTATCCTCGATTGGGCCAATGCCTGTGACGCAACGTCACCGCAGGGTGAGGGTCCGATATGGCAGTATGATGCTGTCCACGACAAAGCAACCACCATTGACCAGATGCTGCGTGACATTGCGGCTGCGGGGCGTGCTCGGTACACCCGACGCGACGGCAAGGAATCGGTGCTGCGTGACGTTGCGCAGAGCACCGCCTTCCAGCATTTCACCCCTCGCAACTCATTCGGCTTCCGCAGCGTCAAGACCTTCGTCGAACATCCTCACGGTCTGAAGGTGCGGTTCATCAACCCCGATGAGGGTTGGCAGGAAGACGAGGTGATCGTCTACGCTGATGGTTACAGCGCGAGCAATGCGTCTCTGTTCGAGCAGATCGACATGATGTATTGCACCAACCAGAAGCAGGCGTGGCGCGAGGGTCGCTACCACATGGCTGCGGCCCGGTTGCGCCCCGCCACCTACGAACTCAACACCGACGTGGAGAACTTCGCCTGTCAGCCGGGTGATCTGGTCTATGTCGCCTATGACGTACCCATGTGGGGGCAATGGCAGTCCCGCATCGAGAGCATGACGTTCAATGGCGGTGGTGAAGCGACTAGCATCACCTTGGACAGCACCGTGACCATGGAGACGGGGAAGACCTATGTGACCCGTATCCGCCGCACGTCGGACAATGGGTCGCTCCTGGTCGCGGTCAACACTGTCGTCGGTGAGCAGTCGACCCTGACCTTCACCACACCCATTCCCGTCGCTGATGTCCCCGCTGTTGATGATCTGGTGCTATTCGGTGAGACCAACGAGGAGTCGGTGCGGCTCATCGTCAAGTCGGTCAATCGCGGTCCCGATCTGTCCGCCAAGTTGACTCTGGTGGATGAGGCACCCGCTGTTCACACGAGCTACACCGGGTCGATCCCCACCTTTGTGTCCAACATCACCCAGGTGGCTCCGGTCGAACAGCAGACTCCGCCCAATCCTGTCATCAACGAAGTGCGTGACGACGAGGTGCTTGAGCGCGGCTCCGTGGTGTCACGCACCTATGTGTCTCTGACCGTTCCGTTGAGCGCCACCGTCCCGGCTGTTGGTGTCGATGTTCAGTATCGCATCGTCGGCGCGACCACCTGGAGTGTGGTGGTTGGTGCGGTGCTTGGACGTGATGTCATCATCGACGGTCTTGAGGGTGGTCAGTCATATGAGATTCGCGCTCGGTCAGTGAGCAAGTACGGGCAGGTGTCAGGTTGGGTGACGACCACGTTCACCAGCCTCGGTCTGGCGGCTCCCCCCGAGGACGTGACAGGGTTCAGCATCTCGGTGCTCGACACCACGGCTTATCTGTCGTGGAACCCCGTCGGTGACGTTGATCTGTCGCATTATGTCGTCAAGTGGGGTGGATCGGATTGGGCGTCGGCTCAGGTTCTCGTTCCTCGCGTTGACGGTACGAGCGTGACTGTCCCGGCGCTCACCGGCACGTATCTCATCAAGGCGGTGGATTACTCCGGGTCCGAGAGCGCCGCCGAGTCGCTGGTGACGAACAACGTCTCCGGTGTGCTCAACATGAACGCCGTGGTTACGGTGACGGAAGACCCGACGTTCAGCGGGACCAAGAGCAACGTCGTGGTGAACTCCGGTGCGCTGGAACTCGACAGTCTCCTGACGGTGGACGACATCACCAACATCGACACTGTGGGCAATTGGGACCTGATGGGCGACGATGTTCAGGCGAGCGGCACGTATTATTTCGCCAATGACCTGGACCTGACCGCCGTCTATACGTCGCGCCTCACCGCGTCCGTCACCGTCGCGGGGATGAATTACATCCAGTTGGTTGACGGTTGGACCGACGTGGATGCTGTCACCAACTGGGATGGCACGGACGCCACGGGATGGAACATCGAACTCCAGGTCAGGACGAGCGACGATTACACCACATGGGGGGCTTGGCAGACCTTCGTCATTGGTGACTATTCCGCCCGTGCCTTCCAATGGCGGGTCATTCTTACCAGCACTGCTCAAGGTGTGACACCGAGCATCACCGCTCTGTCGGTGAGCGTGGACATGCCTGATCGTCTGGCTTCGGATAACGATGTCGTGTGCCCCGTTGCTGGTCTGACAGTAACATTTTCACCGGCATTCAAAGTACAGCCCGCCATCGCCGTTGCCGATCAAAACATGGCGACAGGTGACTATAAGACCATCACCGCTGCGACTGCTTCCGGCTTCACCATCCAATACTTCAATGCGGGTGGTTCTCCCGTTCAACGCACGTTTGATTGGGTTGCGCGGGGATACGGTTACGTGGCATAGTGCGCCATCCGCACGGAGTGAGATGAGACATGGCACAGGCGACTAACGCATCAATCGCAACTGGTCAGACTGGCACGCAGTATCGCACCCAGGACAATGACCGGTACGCCGCTGCTCTCACCAACCATAGCGGTACGTCTCGCCCGTCTTACGCTGTTGCTGGCACGCTCTGGCTCGACACCACCGCGACTCCGTGGGTGCTGAAGATGTACGACGGCGCTGACGACATCAGCGTCGGTACGGTCAACGCTTCAACCAACGCATTCAACGCCAGCAATGCGGCAAGCACCAGCAGCACCATTGCGATGACCGCTGCCATCAACGAGGCGGGTGCTACGGTTGCTTCGGCCTCGACGTGCGACATCGGTGCGGCGGCAGGCAACTACGTCAGCGTGACCGGCACGACCACGATCACTGCTCTCGGCACGGTCCAGGTCGGCACTCGCCGCACTGTCCGATTCGCTGACGTGCTGACCCTGACGCACAACGGCACCAGCCTCATTCTCCCCGGCGCTGCCAACATCACCACCGCTGCTGGTGACGTTGCGGTCTTCATCTCACTCGGTTCCGGCAACTGGTTCTGCGCTGCGTACATGCGTGCTGCTGCTATGGCGGCTTACGCCAATGCCGCCCAGACTTGGACCGCCCCCCAACGCGGCACCGTCACGACCGACAACGACCTGTCGTTTGACCAGTCCGTCACCAACAACTTCTTCTGCACACCCTCGGCTGGGGGCACCCTGACCTTCACCAACCACACAGCGGGGCAAAGCGGCTTCGTCCTGCTGGTCAACGGCAGCAACTACGCGATCACGGCTGCCAGCAGCACCAAGATCAATTCCGCCGACCTGACGACCATCAGCGCCACCGGGACGTATCTGCTGTCCTACCTGGACAACGGGACGAACGCCTACGTGGTGGTCAGCAAGGAACTGCTGTCATGAGCGTGCTGCCCGTAGGCTTCGGCGGCGCAAGTGGAAGCTACAGCATCACCAACAGCATCAGGCTGAACGGCACCAGCGACTATCTCAGCAGGACGCTGACCACCAGCGCGACCACCTCCGGGTCTGTCTGGGTCAAGCGGTCGAAACTGGGTGCCGTCTCCCCGATCTTTGACAACAAGGTGTATTTCACCAGTGGTGACGCGTTGTATGCCTTCGGCCTGACCAGCACGGCGCTTTACCGTGACCCGTCCGCGTGGCTGCATATCTTCTGGAACGGCACGGGCGTCTACGTCAATGGAACGCTCGTCACCGGCTCTGGAACCTACACCGCTGCGTCCGTCACCAATCCTCGCCTCGGCTATGACGGCACCAATTACTTCAGCGGCTACCTGTCCAACTTCGCATTCTGGAATGGCACGTCTGCCAGTCTCCAGGGTGGCGCTACCGATGCCAATGGGGTGTGGGCGGCAAAGCGTCCGTCTGCCGGGTATTCGTTCCTGGCCTTCGGCACAAGCGGCGCTCTCGGCACAGACACCTCGGGGAACGGGAACTCGTGGAGTGTTTCTGGATCCCCGGTGCAGACCGCCGATACGCCGACGTGCAACTACTGCACGCTGCTATCAAACCTGATCATCGCCAATGTCGGAAGTATCTCTAATGGCTCCCTCAGCCTGACCACAGACGGCAGCGGTTACATGAGCGTGGCACTAAGCTCTCAGGCCGTATCGCAGGGCAAGTGGTATTGGGAGGTCAAGATAGATGTTGGGGCCGCAAATGGTGTGAACAACTGGGTTGGTGGCGTTCACAGCGTTCTCGACAATACCGGAACACTGGCAAGCAACAATTCCTACTGTGGTAAAAGCACCACAAGTTGGGGGTTCACGGGGGTTGTCGGCCCTGCCCTGAAGTATTACAACAACGCCGCCGCGACTACGATTGGCACATCGTCGGATGTTCCAAAGCAGGGCGATATCGTCATGTTCGCGCTAGATATGGACAACCAGAAGCTCTGGTACGGACTTAACGGAACTTGGATATCCAGCGGTGTTCCGGCGTCAGGTACGGCACCCACGATCACCTTCTCAGCGGGCATGACCATCAGCCCTGTTGTGATGGTTAATACCAATGCTGGCGGCGATAAGAACACCGCCAACTTCGGCGCGACCGCATTCGCCTACACCCCGCCGACCGGGTTCAAATCCTTGAATACGGCGAATTTGGCAAGCACTGCCGTCACCACCAGCGGCACGTTCATCGGCAACGCCAACGCCGACGGCCCCGTCATCTGGACGAACGGCAACCCGGCCACGCTGACCATCAACGGCAACGCCGTCACCTTCGGCACCCACGCGGACAAGACGGCTGGCGGCTTCAAGCTGCGCTCGTCTTCGGCTTCCTACAACACCAGCGGCTCGAACACTTGGACGGCCACGGCTGGCAAGCGGTTCGTCTACTCCGCCACATCCATCAACACTGCACAGGGGAACCCGTAATGGCTCTCTATTTCATTCCCGGCGCGAGCTTCCCTGACGGCACTCCGACCGAATATGTTGACTCCTCCGAGGGGTTCGTCCTCAACGAGGTTCAGTATCCCCGCTGGTATCTGGCCCGCTCCACACTCGATGGCGCTACGATCTGCACCTTCGAGGCGTGCCCATTCGACGGAACCGAATACATCATCAGCGAGCACCGCAACGGCGCTGCAATTGGTTGGGTCGGAACCCCGCGTGATCCCGATGAAGTGGCCGCGCTCAAGAAGGCGAATGCCGATGCGCTGATCCTAGCCGAAATCGACCGCCTGGAGCGCAGCATCACCGACCGCATGTGGCGTGAGGACGCTGTGGGCAGCGCTGCGCTGATGGTGGTGAAGAAGCGCGACGAGAACGGCGATCTGGTGGACGACGCCGCTGACCCGCGCCACGGCAAGACGGCGACCCAGTACATTGCCTGGGTCAATGACGCCATCGCGGCTCTGAGGGCTGGCCTGTGACCGCCGCAGCCGCTCTCATGGTCATCTGGGCCGTCCTGGGCGGGCTGTGGCGGCGTGTCTTCGGCGGCTACACCGGCCTGCCTCGCAGCATCTGCTACGCCCTTATGGCCCCGCTGATGGCTCCCGTGGTGATATTCCTGGCACAGACTACTTGGCCGCTCTGGGTGGCGTGTCTCGCGTCAATCGTCACAACCGCTGCCTGCCTGCTGTTCTTCGTGGTCAGCCTCTATCCCGGCGGCAAGTTCGTTGACGACCGCGACGTGCTGTTGAAATACGGCCCGTTCGGCCTCGGTTATGTCTGGGCGCATCGCTTTTGGCGTGACGAGTGGAACCGTGGTGGTTTCATCGACGGGTCCAACGCCGTCGGCGAGATACTTCTCGGGGCCAGCTTCTGGGGTTCGGTCGGCATCCTCTGGTTTTGGGTGACGTGATGAACTTCATTATCCTCCCCGTCGCAATCGTGGTTGTGCTGCTCATTGGAATCGGCGCGTACCTGATGGGGCGCTTTGATCGGGACATGCGATGATGCGTGCGCTCCGCTCGGCTCTGCTGTCAAATCCCTGGACGCTTGCCAGCATCATGAGCGGCTACCTGTGGGGCTTTGCCCTGCTGGCACCGGGCGACACCACCGCCCGCCCGACGTACCGCCATATGGCTGAAGTTGGAAGCGAAGGGGCATGGACTGCCATTTTTTTGACCGTGGCGACCCTTCAGCTTTGGCGGATGGTGTGCCGCAGCAATCGCAAGACCTTCCCCTATGAGTTCGCGCTCAAGCTGGTGGCTGCAATCCTGTGGGTGTTCGTCGGACTTGCGTGCATGATTGCTCAATGGCCCCTAGCTGCTGCCATGTCCGACACGCTCGTTGTCGCGTTATTCGCATGGATCGACCTTGTTCGCATCCGCCCCTGCCACGGCTGCCCCATCGGCGGCACTTGCCCTCCGGGGGATTGTTTCTATGGGCGTTCCTGATCCGAGCAATATCGACAGCGGCGTATCCACCGGCTGGCTTGCGCTTGGCGGCGTGGGCGTTCCCGGCCTTGTCTGGGCTTTCTTTCAGATCAAGAAGCTCCTGCGGAATGACAAGGGGGAGGAGCGGCAGGCAGAGCGTGAGCATAGCTACCTGAGCAATCTTGAGGAGCGCATCAAGGAGCTTGAGGCCCGCGCCGACAAGTTTGCCGAGGAGCGCAACATCGCGCTTCAGGAGGCGGCCCGGTTGTCCGGGCAGATTCAGGTACTTGAAACGAAGCTGGCCCATGTCGAGCAGGAAAAGGGCGCTGTCCGCACGCTGCTGACCGACGTGGAGAACAAGTACAGGGCGCTGTCCGCCGAGAACGAGCGGATGCGTGCGGAGATTACAGCTATGGAAAAGCTTCTCGTCACCGCCAGACCCGAGATGGCGGTGAAGCTGGGGTGGTAGATGAAAAGCACACATGAGCGGATCGCCAGCATGGAGGAGACCTGTCAGGCCCTGATGACTGCCTTCGACCGCCTCCAATCGGCGCTCATGAATCATATGGAGCGCGAGGAGAAGATCATGCAGGAGCAGGCTACGCACGTCGCCTATCAGATCAGGGAGCTTGCCATCCTTGACCACGGTGATTTGCACGCCTGCATCGAGAAGATTGCCGGAAGGCTGTCGCTGAACACCCGCCGTATCCGCTGGATACTGTGGTGCCTCGTCGCTGGCGGCGTCGGCGCTGGGACGGCGCTGTTTCTGTCCGTCTATTCAGTATGGCTGACCCACCACCTCCATCGGTATTTTGAGTCTATTACGGGAGGTATCTGATGAACGACGCATGCATATCGCTCGTGAAGTATTTCGAGGGCTGTCGGCTCAAGGCGTACCGCTGCCCTGCTGGCGTGCTTACGTGCGGGTGGGGCACCACAGAAGGCGTCACTGAGGGCACGGAGTGGACGCAGGAAGAAGCTGACCAGCGGCTTGCGGAAGACCTCTCCATATTCGAGACGAGGGTAAAGCGGCTGCTGTTTCTCGACCCAACGCCCAATCAACTCGCTGCCTTGGTGAGCTTCGCCTACAACGTCGGCACCCACAATTTGCGGGAATCGACGTTGCTGAAGCTGTTCAATGCCGGGGACATTGCCGGGGCTGCCGAGCAATTCCCTCGCTGGAATAAGGCGAATGGCAAGATCCTGCCGGGACTGGTGGCTCGCCGCGATGCCGAGCGTCGGCTGTTTCTGACGGAGGTTTGAGCCATGTTCGGGATTGATGACGCTATCGCGGCTGGGCTGAAAATCCTGGACAAGTTCATTCCTGATCCGGCTGAGAAGGCCAAGGCAGAGGGAGAGCTTCGCGGGGCGCTGCTGGCCTGGGATCAGATGCAGGCAAGCGTCAATGTTGAAGAGGCGAAAAGCTCCAGCATCTTCGTTGCCGGGTGGCGCCCGTTTGTCGGGTGGACCTGCGGCGCGTCGTTCGCGCTCAATGTGGTTGTCCTCCCGCTGCTGAATTTCGTCATCGTGGCGAATGGCGGGCAGGCGGTCGTCATCCCGATGGACACCAACCTCATCATGTCCACGCTGTTCGGTATGCTGGGCTTGGGTGGTCTTCGCACCTTTGAGAAGATCAAGGGCGTGGCTAAGTAAGAAAGGGGAGGGCCGAAACCCTCCCCCATCACCCGTCATACGCTCCTGGGCTTGTCCCCGCTGGGGTCGTCAGGCTGCCTTAGCGGAGGCTCGGGCAGTGTCTGTCAGCGGGCGCTTTGCAGGCTGTCACTGGCGGGCTATTCCTCCACGATGCGCCTGACCACAGGGGTGGACAGAGCGTCGTCAATCAGTGTGCCATCTATATCACAGACAAGTTCTGACAGACGGCGCAACTCTCCCGCCAGCCGCTTGACGGCGGCTCGGGCTGCGTCGCGCTCTCTGTACATCTCCTGATAGTCGAGCATGTTCTGCTCTGCAGTCTGTTGCCACTTTTCGACTTCCGCCATGAGATGCTTCCGGCCCTCATCCAGTTCCTCGATCCTGTCCAGCAGGGCGAGGAAACGGGCGGGGCTGGCTGCGGCGCGGAAAGCACGCTCTGCCATCTCAGTATCACAGCAGCTAGAGGCGGTACCTGCGGCCACCATGTGCTTCCAATTGGAGATGGCAGCCTCGGCCAGTTTGCGCAGTTCGTCGGTGTTCATCTCTCGACCATCCTGTTGCAGAGCCACGAGGCCCCGATGTTGAAAAGCCCGATGGAATGGACGCCATCCGTCTGGCCCCAGCCACAGACGATCACGTCATCACCGGCCAGGAAGATACCAGCACCACAGGTGACTTCACCGTGATCGCCGTCTCTGATTTGACGGGCTACCGCCTCCAGCAGAGCCGGTATGTCGTGGAGATTGCTGCGAGGCAGTTCGACGATGTTGGTCATCACCCCATCCCTTCTCGGCGCGGATTGTCTCCGCAATGATGCACGCCTCGCAGGATATCGGTCTTCTCCTTCGCAATCAGCGCGTCCAGCCCGGCCAGGATGATGGCGAGGGGGAGTGTCTGCCCGGATATAAAGCCACGAAGTTCATGTCCTTGATGATACAGATACCAGTCACCGGAAACTGGATTCCCAGCGACGATAGATATTCCATAGAGATGTAACTCGGGCAGCACCCGCCCCACCCATACCAGGGCGGCGTCGATGGAGGAGGTGAGGTGTTGGTACTTTTCCTGATACGACAACCCGCCATCGGGGCGATCAGGGTGCCGGACGATTACCTCCAAGCAATCATCGTCACGGTACTTTCCACGGAGGATGCAACAGTTCTCAAAGCCGTACATAAGGAGGTAATCGAAGAGGCCCGTGGCGACTGCGACATCGGCATCAATCTCCCGATCCGGTCCCGGAGCATTCGCCACGCGGTCGCGGAGGGATTGGAGTTGTTCGAGTTCCATCACTTCGTCTCCTTCCTGCCGGTGCCGCTGCAGTCGGGGCATTGCACGCCTCCGTCAACCTTGACTTCTACCCAGCCCACGCCATCGCACGTCGGGCACACGTCGGACTCGGGCTGCTCGCCCCGTGCCACCCCATGTCCCGACCCGGTGGGTTGGCCAAGCCGCTTCTCGACAGGAACATCGCTAGACTTCTCGCCCCGCGCCGCTGCGATGGCGGGGGCGTGGTGCTCTGCCCAATATGTGGCTTCTGGTAGCGCCCACTTGATTATTGGGACGGCGTGACTGATACAAGCCCGTGCGGCGGCGAGGTCGGCTTCGTCACGCCGAAATTTCTCGACCACCTTCGTCCGCTCGTCGAGATGGGTATTCTTCAAACTTTCGAGAGTAGCTTCGGCCTTCTCGGCGCGGTCACGATAGCCGCTTGCATATACGATATAGGCGCGGTCGCGCTCTACAGCCTCAACCTCCAACTCCGCGATGCGCTCTGCGGAAAGGGCAAGACGCCCATCCAGCGCGGCTCTGATAGCCGCTGCGGCCTTCTCGGCAGACGCCTCCAACTCTGAGATGCGCTTGTCCTTGGCCTCCAGGGCGGCGGCGGCTTCATACGCAATCGGAAAGCCCTCGTGCCCGAACGTGCGCAGCCGCTTAATCAGGCAGTCAGTCATTGCTTCCCTCCCATTCGCGATATCCGCCTATCCGCCCACCGCAGGCTCGGTCTCTGCAGACTGTTCTGGAGTCATTCCATCGACACGTCTCGCAAATCCTCTTGACCTGGACGGTTTTCTCCCTCTCGCCCCGTGCCGCTGCGATGGCGTCAGCGTGGCCTATGTGGAAGCCGACGCCGAGCGGCACCCACCCCATGGCTGCTTTCAGCGCCTCCCGTGCCGCGACGAGGGCGGTCAGAGTGCGCTCATACACATGAGCCTTCTCCTTGGCCGTGAAGAGGGCAGTGGCTTGCGCGGCGGCGAGGTCGGCTTCGGCCTTCTCGGCACGGCGCACATGGGCGCAAGCCTCGTCTTCGCTGCACTGGCAGCCACGGATGTTGTTGTCGCGTTGCCACTCCAACTCCGCGATGCGCTCGGCCTGGGCCTCCAAGGCGTCGGCGGCTTCGGTCAGCACAGCGACGGGAACTTGACGAGTATCTGAGAACGTATCCCACGCATTCCGAGGAGACGACAGGATGCCTCTCAGCCGCTTAATCAGGTCGTCAGTCATTGCTTCGGCTCCCACATCTGGAAAGACGGGCACCTATGCCACGCGCCGCAGCCCGTCGGTCCATTGTGCTTGCAGTTGTTGCACGTCTTCAACGGCCCCATCATCGCCGCCACGTTGGCAACGGCTTCCTCGGCCATCGCCTCATGGCTTTCGCTGGTGGCGGGTTGGGTGTTCTGGTAGACGCGGACGACATCAGCAAGCCTGCCCTCGCGACCCTCCATCATCCATAGCGGGAAGCTGTCGAACCACGCCACCACAGCGTCCACCACGGGCTTCATACGAAGCACCTCCGCACGGGCATCACCCAACCAGCGTTCTCGGTGAGCAATCTCGGCCTTGAGGCTGTCACGCTGCTGCTCAAGCATGGCGATCTTGCCCATCATCCCAACGTAATCGTCTTCCCCAGGCACCGGGCTGCCGTCGGACATCGTGGCGGCTCTTGTGTAGACGCCCCGGAGATGCCTCGCCCGATCAGCGGCACCCTTCTCGCTGCTCCAGACGGTTTCCATGCCGTCGCTGTCCCACGCCACCCACGCCTCCCTCAGCACCGGCTTGGGCTTGGGCTTGGGCGGCGCGACGTTGCGGAGGTGCACATCTCCTTCCACCAGTTGCCGCGTAGCTGTGGTGCGTCCGTCAGCGGTGAAGCGCCAAACGAAATCAGATCCCGTGCTGTCGTGGATAATACCGGCGACGGGGTAAAGCCCAGCCAGATCAGTCGCCAGCACCCGCACAGGGCGCGGCGGCGTCTCGGTGGTTTCGATGGGTTGGGTCCAGTCGATCATACCGGCACCTTTACATTCAGGAGGTCATCGACTCGGCACCCAAGGGCGTCGGCAATCCGCTGTGCTGTCCAGACAGACGGGTGGCGGTTGTGGCCGTTGATGATTTCGGACACGTGACTTTTGCACATGCCGGTGCGGCTCACGATATCCTTCTGTCGCAGGCCCTGAGCATGTAGCTTGCGGCAGATATTCGCGCCGATGACGCTGGTCAGCTTAATCTTGTCATCAGTCATTTCAGCATCTCCTTATAAGCGGCGACCGCATCCAGCAGCTTCTCGCCGCCTCGGTCTTGTCCTGTGGTGCAGTAGAGGACTGCGGCTTCAGTGACGGCTCGCAGCACGTCGTTCTCTTTACGCAGCCTCTCGATCTCGCTGGCTGCTTCCTCCCGAATGCACGTCCAAGCCTCTCGGCGAGCGCGGAGGCGGGTCACAATGTCTGGCGTCTCGGGCCAGCGGGTGGGGCGGTCAGTCATCCCACGACCCGATCGTAATGAGGTCGTCCACCGCGCATCCAAGGCCAGATGCGATCTTCGCCATCGTCCAGACGGACGGGTGGCCGTTCTTGCCGTTGGCTATCTCGGAAAGCTGGCCCTTGCGCATGTTCGAGCGGCGGGCCAATTCGGTCAGGGTAAGGCGCTGTTCGCGCATCCTGTACTGAATGTTGTGGCCGATAACCGTGTTAATCAGATGGATCACTTCGCCCATTTTATTCTCCGTCTAACATCCGTCTAACATCCGTCTAACAAGAGTGGTTGCCCCCGGCCCGGCCAAGGAACCGGGGGCAGCGGGGAGGGGAGCGTCACCGGGGGAATTGCGGTGAAGCTGTGGCCCCGCTTTCTTGATCGATTGGTGCGCAGATGGCGTGAACGCGGAATCCTTCGTCCCGCGCCTCTTGAATGACCAGCCGCTTCATGGCGGCGCAGGCGCGGAGGTCGGGAAGTTCCATGCTCATCCAGCGGCACTCCCCATCGGGCGAGCCAGATACGCACATCATGAAGGCGAGAAAGAATTTCATGACAGCGCCCCCTGGCTCGAATAGACCGTGGACCACCCGTCCGCTTCCGGGAACGGCTCGAAGATCACGCAGCTATCGCCGACCGGAACGGTGCGGTAGCCGACGTGGCAGCAGTCGAGATGGTGGCTGTAGTGGTTCCAGCAGATTGCGGTCTTGTGGCAGTCGGCGGATTCCACGATGCAGACGTTGAAATCGGTCATCGCGGCGTCATCCTTCTCACTTCGCCGATCAGCACGGCGTTGGGATAACGGGGCGACCACGACGGGGTGTAGCAGTCGTCGATCAGGTACTTGATGACGTAGACGGTGCGGCGCGTCTCGCGGTTCGCGTCAACGGCGCGGGCGAAGGCTTCGGCGTAGGTCATTTCAGCAGCCTCACGATGATGTAGGCGTTGCCGCCGATGAAGGCGGTGGCGAACAGCGCGGCCAGGAGCAGGCGGGCGATCAGCAGGCCGGTTGGCGTGCGGCCACGGGGCATGGAGACGTGTTGCATCAGGTGCAGTACCTCCAGGTGAAACCCTTATGGGGCTTGCCGGTCTTCAGCGCGTTCATGACGCTGCTGACAGCGAAACCGTGTTCAACACACGATTTGATCGGGAAGAATGACCACGCAACCGCACCATTGGCGTCAATGGCTTGGATGCCGCGACGAAGACCAGGGGCGTGACGCAGGTTCTGTTTACCGATCAGATTGGTGACTGAGGTATTGTGACCCAGATTCCAGTGCTTGCAAATCGCAGACATGCGTGCACCTTCCAGATACATCTGCATCACGGAGTCCCGCCTGATCCGCTTCCATGCGGGGCAGATCGTAGCCTGACGGCGACAGTTGCATTGGTTCCTCATGATCCTTACCTCTTGTTGACACCCCCGGATCATGCCCCTCACTCACAGCATGGTCAATAACTTTTTCACCTCGTTCACATAATAATCGTAGTTGACATTCGACCACACGAAGTGTTCCGCCCGATTGCAGAGCGCGACGTTCCACCCTGTCTCCAGGCCGAGATGCCGGGTCTCGTAGATCGACTTGTTGCCGGTGTGGATTTCAGGGTTCCAGGTGTTCCCCCAAGCAGCGTGCCACGCCTGATAATCCGCCACGCTGACACCATTGCGGCGCTTGTACCAGCCTTCGACCTCACCTTCCTTGGCGGGCGACACCTTGAGTAGCGGACCACCCTGGCGGGCGATGTAATAGCGGATCGTCCGCGACACCTTGTTCCCGCCGACGAACAGTTCCGACCCACGCGGGGCCTTGGCGCGGCACATGAAGTCAAACGGGTCGGTGTGGGACCGAATGAACTGCTCGGGATCAGCACCGTGGACAATATGCTCGACAGCGGCTTTCGGGATGATCATTGCAGATTGATCTTGATGCCATCCTTTGGCGTTTTTCTGATGTTCAGCAAGCCCGCTCGAATCGTAAGGAACATATGTACCAATGCACTTGGCTTTGTTCTTGGTCGTTACCGCGACGTAGTTATTTACATCCTTGATAACCATTTTCCGGTACTGGGCATATTCCAGGTCCAGACCCGTTTGCTTCTCCCAGGACGCATAGACGTAACGCACCATGGGTTCCATCTTGCGCGGGAAGCGGCACGTCAGGCCATCGGTATTGACCTGGATCAATTGGAGACCGGGAATCGCCATCAATTGCTCGGCCAACATGCAGATCGACAATTGCCCGTTGATGGTGATCGCCATCGTGTATTTCGGATCATAGAACGGGCTGTATTTGTTGTTGCTGTCCCCGTAAACACCATTGAGGGCCAGCTTGAGCATTTCGTTCTCGGGGGTGCCTTTGGCAAAGCTGACTCGCTGGTTCTTGATGTCGGTGTAAATGTCGCAGAACCGCTCACCCAGGTGCTCGGGGTAGATGCGATTCACGATGCCGAGGCTGGGGTACATCGAGGTCACGTCGGCGTCGAGGATCATGTGGTCCTCGTCTTCCTCGACCACCACATTGGTCAGCGATCCGTGGAGACCCCCGGTGCCGAAGTCGAAGCGGAACCCATCGACCACGCAATTCACATCCTCGAACACACCCTTCGTCTCGGTGATGACCTGAGCGCGGAACCAGTCGAGGATGCGGTTGAACTCGGGGTGGGCGAACCGAACGTAGGGGAAGATCACCTCACCAAGTGCGATGCTGGGGCGAGGGGTCTGCTTGGGGGCACGCTTGCCGTTGGCGTCCCTGGTGAAGCACACATCGTCACCAAGCTGCATGATGAAGTAGTCTTTGCCGATCTTGGTGTCGTTGTGGTTCATGAAGTCGCGTTCGTACTTGGCTGTCAGCGTGCGCCGGAACTCGATCTTATCCTTGACCTTGTGATAGAACGCCTTCGTCTCGGTCACGTCATGTCCGTTGTAAGCGATCAGGGTGTCGATCTGCTCGGCGGTGAGCATCGTTCCGACCGGAAACGGGAGGTCTTCCACACTGGCCGACCGCATGGCAAATTCCAGACTCTTGAGGCTGGTGGAACGTGCCTTGTTATCGAAGTGCATGATCTTGAACAGGTCGATCTGCGGGATGTACCGCTCGTTGGGCCAGATGATGGACCCGAAGCGGTCGTTGTTCTGCCCTTGAATGATCGACATGGCTTTGCGGTAGGCGAAGTCAGCCGTAGCACCTGTCGGGTTGTTCATCATTGCGTGGATCACCGGATAATCAAACCCGATGTTGTTGAAACCGATCATCTCGATGCGGTTCTGTGACAACCAGAACAACCAGCGAAACATCGCTTCCCGGTCGTCGCGCCTGGGACTGATCTCGAACACGCCCCCGCTGTCACTCTCCGCATCGAGGGCGCAGAGGGTGAAGGTGTTGGGATAAGTTTCAATGTCGAAAACTACTGATTGCATAGCGACACCAGCTTTTCCCAGCGAAGATCATCTTCAAGCAACCGACCGCTCTGAATGTGTTCGTATCCAGATGCGTCGATGTCTTCAACGCAATCGGTCACGGCATTGCGGAACACGTCATCAAAGTCACCCGCACGGATAGCGTCAATCAGCAGCGCCACGTCGGGGTTGTCCTTGTTGCGCAATTCGATATCGAGGATGTCGTTCCATGTCAGCATGATTCAAACCTCATATGAGCAGATGATTGGGTGATTGATGCTTTGTCTAAACACTACGACGCAACACGGCATGGGTGCTTTGTTATTCGATCCGACGAAGGATAGGCGTCTCGTGAGAAGTCGTATTTCAGAGCTTCGCATCACCGACCGATGCCACCATCTTGAATCAGACCTGACGGGAATCAGACAAACCACCGTAGCGCCGCCCTCGGAACTCCGTAGCGCCTTGTCAACCCATCTGGATATATCGCGCCCATATGGAGGGTTCATCCAAACACTCCCTGACCACGGTTGTGCGAGACCGTCTTCTTGGATAGTGAAGAACCGTTCACACTTCGTGTTCACTTGCGAAGCGCATACGTCGAGTGTGAAACCAAACTCACGGTTGAGTCGTTGGAATAACTCCGGCGGCGTCTCCCAATCGGACTTATTCGACATGAAGACGCTTTCATTCAGCATGATTGAACCTCTCCAGTGATGTGCCGGATGTCGCGCAGGGTGTTGAGCAGCGACCTGTGACATGACGGCGAGAACGAGATGACGATACGATACGGCTTGTCGTTCATCGTGAAGTGCAGTCGTGGGTGTTTGCCGCACTTCTCCAGTTGAATGCGCACATCAGTCGCACCCATCTTCTCGACCCGGTTGATCAGTGTTCTGTGATGTGGTTTCATGGTTTGTGATTACCCCTACCATCATTCGGATCGCTTCGGTGGCTGTCGTGTCAGGGACATCAACCCCAAAATGATTGTTGAACCTAAGTCTAAACTGTGCCACCGAATCGGTTCCGCTGTACGGAAAACCGTCATCGGGATTGCGACACCAGTCACGGACTGCCAGCAGTGTGTGATCCACGAGGGTTAATGGGGAGGCTGTTACACCTCCCCACTCCTTTCTACATGTCGAGCGCGTGGCGATAGAGGTCCAGAAGTTCCTCCAGTTGATTGCGCTCCTCGGGGTCCATCTTGCGGAGGGCGAGAATCTTGCGAACCACCTTGGTGTCGAAGCCAGCGGCTTTCAACTGGTGCATCACGTTCTTCTGACCTTCAGCGATGTCCTTCTTCTCCTCCTCCATCTTCTCGAAACGCTCGATCAGATCACGGAGAACCTTGGCAGCGTTCGCGCCAATCGCTTCGATTTCTTCGCGTTCCATCACTGACCTCCGTTACCAGGGAATGCAGTCGGAAAGCCAGGGATCGAACCGGGTGCAGCGCCAGCATTGGTCACGAAGTCGTGCGCCGGGGCGACACCGGGCTGCGGAGGGAAACCCGGAGCGGGGGCCGGGAACCCAGGAGCGGGGAAGCCCTGCTGGGGCGCGGGGGCGGGGAACCCAGGCATGGGAGCAGCGGGGGCAGGGAACCCAGGAGCGGGGAAACCCGGAGCGGGGGCCGGGAACCCAGGGGCGGGAGCGGGGAACCCAGGCATGGGAGCAGCGGGGGCGGTGGGCATGGCGCTGGCACCGGGCGGGAGGGCGACTTCACCCGTACCGAACATATCGGCGGCATCCGGCCCGTTGTTGATCTCCTCACCGTAGCCGACGAAGCGAACCATCTTGGGGTTGATGTAGAGACCGGGCTTGCTCATGCGCACACCGGGCTTCTGACCATGACCGATGATCCCCAGACCGACCATCACATAGTCGCCGGTCTTCACACCCTGCGTCATGTCCTGATAGACACCGCCGTTCAACTGGACGGTCTTGATCGGGAAGCTGGACTCGATGGCGAGCACGATGTGACCAGCATAGCCGGTACGCCGCGCATAGGGCTGACCCTTACGGTCCATGGTGTCGCCGTCCACGAACTTCCAGGCGAAGTCAGCCGGGAACTGACCACTCGGGAACACACCCATGGCTTCCTGCTGCATGGCAGCGAAGATGGGGGCGGCGTGAGCTTTCTGGATGGCGAGGCCGAACGAATACACCATATCCGGCGTGCCGTCGTCCTTCAGCTTCGGCTTGTTGTTATCGTCGCGGCGCTGCTTCGCCACCAGGGGGTTGCCCCACACGATGCGCCCAACGGGCGTGACAAGATCAACCATTTCCGAATAACTCCTTGGCTTTCCGATCAACATCGATCGGGATGAGTTTGAACCCATTGTCGGGGCGATGGGTAAACGCCTTCACAGTCTCGTCGCTCAGACCCTTCCGCTTCGCAGCGGCGGGGGTGATCATCTTGGGTTCGGTGAGCGAAATCCCGAACATCATCTCCAGCATTGTCGGATCGACACCCTCGTTCCATTTGGTGTTACCCAGCGACCGCTCGACCGTCCAACCGGGAATGGTCGTACCACCCCTGATCTTCTCCTTGGTCGCTTCCTCCATACCGGCGAGACGGGCGTCGATGACCGCCTTGGCACGGTACAGATTGGTCAGTTCCATGGATGTGGCCTGGGGCGACAACACATCATTGCTCCCCGCCATCACCACATCGACGGCATTCATACCCGCACGTTGCGCAGCGGGGCATTCGAGGAACGCGCCGCAGTATTGGCACTGACTCCCCGTGGTCAACGGCGCGTCAGGACTGGTCGCCCTCACCGCAGCCGCCTGGAGTGCTTCAAAGCGGGCGTTGGCTTCAGCGCGATCAATCGTCCAGGACCGGATCGGGCCACCGGGAGCATAGGGCCTCGGCTGCACGATGGTCATCACGATCCGTTCCGGGACCACCTTGAACGCAATGGCAGCACCGAAAGCGTAGGCGAGGAGTTGCCAGTTATTGACCGGATCGACGAGCCGATACCCGTACTTCAGATCATCGACGTACAGGGTGTCGCCGTCAACCGTACAGCAATCCATCGTGCCGTTGACATCAATGCCCTGGGTCAGATTGTACGAGATGGGTTGTTCGACCCAGAAACTCTTGCCCCGACCCCTGATGTGGTTCACGTAGGTGTCCACATATTCCGCCATCTCGGCGGTGATGCAGACCTTGTTCGGCGCGAACCGATCAACGAGCGAAACGGTGTCGGGGGCCTGACCCTTCAGCACCATCTCCGCAACCCAATGGGCGGCTGTTCCTTCGCGGGCGTCATCACTCTCCTGACGGGGAGGAGCATTGCGCTCCATCCCCAGAGAGCCAGGACACGCGACCATGCGTGCGCTGGATGACGGACGGATTACCGTCAAAGCGCGTAGACCTTGGCGTAGATCGTCGGGATCAGATCGGGGCGCGGGATCAGTTCCTGGAAGTTGGTGATCCCATACTCGACCATGATGGTACCGAGCGAAGCATTGCTCAACTTACCCTCCATCATCTTCGCGCCGACGAGGTTCATCAGGGTGTTGTAGTCGATGGTGGGCGCGGTGACGGGGGTAGCGACGGGGGCAGCCGGGATGGGCTGCACGGGCGGGATGCCCTGCTGCACCGGGGCGGCGGAGGCGTCGTCGTCGATACCGCGCTTCCGACGCCAAGTGCCGTCCTTGTTCTTCGCCTTGCTGCTGGAATGAATCTCGGCGTTCCAGACGGTGCCAGACGAGTCGGTCTCAGCGCCGGGGAGGACGACAGCCGGAGTCAGTTCTGGCACAGTGATGTGCACAGCAACCTCCTCAGTGGTCTCGGTGGTCCGCGTGACGGGGGTAACGGCACCCATCGGAACGTCACGCAGCATGGCGATCAATTCCTGAAAATTGTTGGCTTGGATGGTAAGAGTGATCATGATGTTTTCCTCAGTTACATAACACTGTTGACACTATCCGAGGGCTTTTTGGATGTCAACAGTCAATTTTTCAGCTTCATTGCGACCCAGAGCTTGGGCCGAAAGTACGTCAATTCCGAATGTCAAGAAGAACCTGCGGTAACTCTCCTCATCGGGACGGTTGAGTGACCGTTGTTGACCTGCCCAAAGAGCAATTGTCTCCCGCAAAGCCAGTTGCGCTTCGATCTTTTCGCGCTGGCGATTGGCGGCACCTCTGCCAGCAATAGGACCAGCGACGAACCCGACGCGATCAGCCATGCTCTCGGGGGTCTCCATCGCTTGAATCGCTGCTTGGCGCAATGCCTCGAGCACGTCGTCGTCGAGCATCGCCAGATCACCATCGACCTGATCCGGGCGGCGACGGGCGTCGGGCTGATGCTTGTAACCACAATGGGGGCAGGCTGCCTTGATTCGCTCATAGACCTCGTAGCACGACAGGCATGTGGTCAGCGGAATCACATCAGGGTCAGCCGCCTTGCTGCTGCGCTTCTCCCTGGCGTCCAGGGTCCAACGTCGGGGAATGTCGGGCAGACCGTGCCGCTTCACGTTCCCCACATGGTCGATGATCAGCGCACGGTCCTTACCGGGCGAGGGGCGAAGGGCGCGACCGCAGTTACCCAAGATCGAGACCTTACCATTGCGGCGGGTGATTAATGTTCCCAGTCGATTTGTCACACACCAGACCCGTTCGCCTGGAGTGTGTTCAACACTAGAGAACCTTGATCTGACATAAGTCTTATCGCCGATGTTACCATCTGACACACCGATCCCAGCAATTGTTGCTGTGGACGATTTCTTAATGTGAAGAATGTACCAACGATTCCTGCCGGGATAATGTTGAGTAGCTAGATTGCACTTGAACCCTCTGACGACAAGCAGTGCTTGGAGCCTTTCAGCCATCACCTTATTATCACCGCAGGTGATTGTCATTGTCTGACGGTTCCAACGACAGCCCTTGTGGTTATTCACTCCGTCGCCGAGGTTTAGAGTTTCAAGCATTACACCGAGTTGGCGTGCGCTTAAAGTGTCGTATATTCCAGGCAGACTCTTGTCGAACCATTTCTCAAGTCTCGCCCAACCGGTCATGTGTCGATCCACGACCTTGCGAGGATTTCCGTGCGACACCGAAAACATCAACAACGGTTCGTACTTGGCAAGATCACCAGTACGACGAATCGTACATTCACCAACTCGGAAGTTGGCAGATCTGAGAACACTGCGTATTGAATTGCAGTGTGATTTCTTATGAGATGCCTGGGAAATCATAAGAGCATTTGTTCTCTTATTCACGACACCATCGGATAGAAACCACCCAATCACTCTGAGATCATTATCAGAGATATCGGCATCGGGGATTTGAAGTTCTGCCGAAATAGGGACACGGAACATGCCTTTACGACAGGCAACATCTGCGGCGATCTGTTTATGCCACTTGATACATGTACCTGATATCCCTTTAACGATCATATCGTGACCGCCTGTAACACGAATATCAAGATGGGGCGATTTGATCGAGAACATCCTCTCGCTTTGATCAATCTCCCTGTCTACAATTCCCTCAACCCCACACCAATGTGCTGACATATCTACAACATCGACAGCAGCGACCATATCGTCATAACGAATGTCCTGACGACCTACCCACCCCCTGTTGGTCAACACCTCGGTTTCTGAGTCAAGGCATTGCTGCATGTAGACAGCTAGAGACATGGTGGGACGCGCCATACTGACCACTTCGAGATTGGGCAGATCGAAGCCTTCACCGAACAGATCGACATTGACCAGTTGCAGCAGATCGCCCCGTTTGAAGCGGCGCACGAAGTCATTGCGCACATGCTCCGGTGTCTCGGCGCTCACGGCCTGACACGGCACACCAGCCTGTCGATATTGCTCGGCAATCTCATTGGCGGTCTCCACGTCCGTGGCGAACGTGATACCCGTCTTGCCCGCCGCGAACCGCAAATAATGCTCGACCACATCGCCGACGATGTGGGACTTCCGCGCCGCCTCACGCATCTCCTTGCCGCTGAAGTCACCGCTCGCTGTGATCTTGATGTGGTCAGCGTCAAAGTCACCGGGCGGCGCTACGATGCGGTAGCGGCATAGATTGCCCATTTGCATGGCTGCGCTCATCGGCGGACCTTCGAGCATGACGTGAAACAGACCGTCACTGTGAGCACCCAAGCCCTTACCATCCGCTCGTTGCGGTGTGGCGGTCACGCCGAGACCACGGGCGTGGGGGAACATACTCGCCGCCGTGCCGAATAGGTTTTTCTTCAGGTAGTGATGGATTTCATCTCCTACCCAGAGCGTCACCTGTTGCGCCCATCGTGAGAGTGCATCCTGGCGGGAGACGAGGGTGTTCACACCAGCCACGGCTGCCGGGGCGTTGGCGTTGTAATAGGTGCGCCCGAACTCGATCTGATGCTCCCGCACGATGCTGGCGATCACGTTCTTCGGTGCGATGATCCGGTGCATCACCTCGAACCGGGCGAGCGACATGCTCAACTGGCTCACCAGTTCCTGACGATGCGCCATAACGCAGGACAGCCCCTGGTGGTCCTTGATGACCTGAGAGAGCAGCACGGTCTTTCCCAATCCGGTGCTCAGTACGACCATGGTGTTACGAGCACCCTGGTTCCACGATTGATGCACGCGGTCGTACAGGTCGCGCTGGTACGGGCGAAGCGTTGGGATGGTCACTCGAAAATTTCCCAGTTGTCGCAGATGTGGTTGATGAACTCGACCACGAAGTCGCCATCGCCACGGGGGTGCTTGCGGCACATACCATCACCCAGTGATGTCTCAGCGTCGATGTTCCAATGCTTGCACGATCCGCAACACTTAGCGACTTTGTAATTGGGAGGAGGGGTTTTGCTCATTTGAAGCACCTCATAGCGGGACATACGGCGTTGACGACCGGGGAGTAACCGGTGTTTCCGAAGAAACCACCGTATGCCCTGCTATGAGGTGCTCTCGGGTCGTCAAACCCACGAAGCAAAGATATGCGCAGCCACACCTGCTTGTCAACGACCCACAAACACAGTCGGACCATCGTGGTTCTGATCGAACAGGAACCACGCGGAGTTCTCCATGCCGGTCGAAGTGCTGTCGGGCATCCACTTGACGCGACCGATGCTGACAATCTTGGTGCAACGCTTGAGGTGCGGACCCATGCGCTTGTTGTGCATTTGATCAGCATTCAGCAGCAGCCAAGTCGGTGCCAGGGTTGACAGGTGGGTGATCATCGGGTTGAGGATCGACCACGCCCATGGAGGGTTTGTGATGAACATGGTGCCGATGCAGTGGGTCAGCGTCATGGCGTCTTGCTTGAACCCGACGCACGGGTGAGGCTCGATGTCCGACGATCCCAGGCAGCGGTGCCCATGCGCCTCAAGATGCCCAATGAGTTGCCCGTTGCCGCAGCACGGTTCGTGGAAGAATGTGCGCTCGACGAGATGAGGCAGCAGCGGCACCACCGCCTCATACGGCGTCGGGTAGAAGTCGCGGGGGGAGCGGGGGAAGGTGCTACGCTTGCCCATCGTCAGTCTCATGCAGGCCGCAGAAATCATCACCACGAGTGACGGGGAAGATGGACAGATAGCGCCCATCCGGTCCAACCAAAGCAGCGGGTGGGTTGATGTGGCATTCGCTCTTGCCGGGGAACGGGAAGGTCCGGTTCGCTCCGGTGCGCCACCAGATGCAAGTCTCACAGGTTTTCATGACGTACCTCTTGTGTCATTCAGTGGGGTGACAATAAGAGTGTCAGTAGAGGTTGTCAACAGCGAACCGCTCTGATATAGGTGGGGCATGAATGAAGCTGCCGCACAGAGTCAGGTCCGTCTCATGGCATCGCAACGGGGGATCACCCTGTGGCGGAACCAGAGCGGTGCGTGCTATGACGATACGGGTCGATTGATCCGCTATGGTCTTGCAAACGACTCGGCGCAACTCAACAAGCGCCTCAAAAGCAGCGATTTGATCGGCATTACCCCGATGGTGGTGTTACCACATCACGTCGGACTGGTCATGGGCGTGTTCACCGCCGTGGAGATGAAACATCCAGGGTGGCGTGGTCCAGGGAATGACCGGGAAAGGGCACAGGCTGAGTTCATCCGCGTCGTGCGGGAGAAGGGTGGTCTGGCAGGATTTGTGACAGGAGTTGAAGACTATGATCGTTCGGTTGTCGGCGGCGCAGCGCAAGGCTATGGTGGTGGCTGAGGCTGTCGTCATGCTCAAGGCTGGTCAGGACGTGACGTGCAAGGCACTCGCCAAGCGGTGCAAATGCGCCCGTGGCACCATCGTGTACCATTTCGGCGGGATCGACGAGGTGAAGCGGCGTGCTGAGTATGAACTGACCAAGTAACACGTAGAAATACCAGGGTAGATTGAATCATGAACATGCTGTCGTATAACAACTGGATTTTCTACAAGCTGGTCTGGAACGGGGCGAAGGGGAAGCACGAGAAGTATCCCCTCGATCCGCGCACGGGCGGCATGGCGTCGAGCACCAATTCGGCCACATGGGGGTCGTGGGCTGAGGTGCGCCATGCCTGGGACCACGCCCGTGGTGAGGCGGCTGGTATCGGCTTTACCCTCGACAATAACCCCTTCTGGTGCATCGACCTGGACAATGTGTACGACCCTGCGACCGGGACATGGGACCCTGTGGCGCAAGTCGTGACGAGCATGTTCCCCTCGGGCGTCTATATGGAATGGTCCGTGTCGGGGAAGGGTGTCCACATCTTCGGGATAGGAGCAAAGCCGCCCGGTGTGGGCAGCAAGTCGGCTGACCGCAAGATCGAGATTTACGACTCTGGTCGTTTCATCGCCATGACCTTCAACACCATCACCGGGTCATGGGAAGGGATGACGGATCAGACGAATGCTCTGGCGAATGTCTGCGCCATATTCTTGAGGTCTAAGGGCGGTGAGGAAGGTCCAAGTGCAATAGCGTGGGGATGCGGGCCGGTCGCTGGGTATGATGGACCGACTGATGATGACGTGCTGATCCAGATGATGATGTCGGACGTGGTTTACAACTTCAACCGCACGGTTAGCATTCCCGACCTCTGGAACAAGAATGAAGCGGTGCTCGCTGAACGCTTCCCCGACGACGGTGGGCGAGCATGGGATTGGTCCGCTGCTGATCTCAGCCTCATGAATGCCATAGCTGACTTCACTGGCGACGACCCGGATCGCATGGATCGGATTTTCCGGCGCTCTGGTCTGTTTCGTGAGGAGCGGTGGGAGGAATCCAGGTTCAACTATCGGAACAGGACGATCCTCAAGGCGCTCGCCCGACCCACCAAGAAGACGTTCAGAGGTGCGGCGGCTGCCCCCGTTGTGGTGCAGCAGGTGGCGATGCAGAGCACCGGATTCAACATCTTCGATCACGCCGCGTCGTTCGTGGGGGAGATTCTGACGCCCCAGGAGCAGGTTGAACTGTTCAAAGGGTGCGTCTACGTGCAGGACAGGAATGAGGTGTTCCTGCCTGACGGGTCGTTCCTCAAG